ACGCAGTGAACACCTTTTATTGAAGATGCAGTATCCCTGGAGGTGAGGTGTGCCTGATTCTCCAACCTCGCGGCCAACGATTGCATATTTGCACTGAGTTTCGAGAACTCCCCACAAAGCTCTTGATTCATCTTCTGTGTAATTGTTAAGTGTAAAGCAATAACGGGACGAAGACATATATACTGAATAAAGGATGTTTTATTTATAGGGCAAGCCGCATACGCGCAGAGGTAATACTAGGCTCTGCGCGTTCCAACTTATTGACTTCTTTACAACAAATACGTCAGTACTTACGATTACAAAGATTGTTTTACACGGTATCTCCACTAAACGACATATCATGATATGTCAGAGCCGGAAGCTCATATCCAACTGCTGGAGATGTTTGAAGGGGTGTTAATACAACTATGAAAATGACCTGACCACCTAACACAGTACCAAAAGTCTCCTGATCTATCTTCTCCACCTGCAACCTGTGTTCCACCGTCATAGACGAATACGTATTCGACAAGATTGCCGTCTTCTTGTACAAAACTTTACCAAATCTTCTACTAAAATCCGGCCCACTGTCCAAATTGGATCCATATGTTACCACAGCCGGTACAAGCCCGTAATCAGGATTAGAAAAAACCCTAACCACATTAATTGTAACACCAATTTCTTCAGTAATGGTGTCCGGGCAGGTTATAGTTATTCCAATACGACCACCTCTAACCACAAGATCAGTCTCATCAAATGTGACAGCAGTAGCACCTTCATCAGTAGGTTGAAGACCTCCAGTAGCAGTCCAAAATGCAGTAGTAGGACCAGGAGTACCAATGAATGTTGGAAGAACAATAGTAGTAGATCCATCACCTTGGACAGTTGATGTTGTCAACGTGGCAGGACCTACACCACTTGATCTATAGTGTTGAACAGCTAAGGTATCGTTCCACAATTTACGCCTCCAAGAACGCTTAGACAGCTTCCTACTTTTAAATTGCAGTCCTTGAAGGGACCCAGTCTGACTAGTCCAAGATATTGTCTTTCTACCACCTCGACGTCTACCACGACGTTTATATGCAGTACGACGACGTTTAGCACCCCATCTAGGAAATGCAGATGCTCTTCTCTTCATAGAGCGAGTATAAACCATAGGATGTTATTCCGTCCGGGTTCATTTGCTTAATGATTCAATACACGGGTATTTATAGCCGAGGCTCCGGGATCTCGTGAACAAACTTCGTTTACCAATTCACCCTCCATTTTTTAGTTTTTTATTAGGGGGGGCCGTCCTTCTCTCCTTTCCCCCTTTTTGATACCCCCATTCCTCTCTTCCTTTGCAAATGAATTTATTCAAAACACACCAAGTTTATTCTTCGCAATAAAGCGGACAACTGAGGATGATCCTCGACTCGATTATAATCTATTACACGTTGCATAAAGCAACCAGACGGATGAAAATTACTAGTTACAATAAACTTAACAGCATACAGAGGAACCATATCACCTTTAACCTCGACAAGACACTTATAACGGTCAAACCAACGAAGCAGATGATTAATATCGATCCCATTGGGACCGAAATCATCAATAATCACTTCTGTTTCAAGTTTGTACCCATTCCACCACTTGGTCCTGGGTTCCTTGATGTAAGCTTCTGGCATTTCTTCATGGGCCTTTCTGGACTTACCTGTACCCGGAGGCCCGTAGAACCACTGGACTCTAATGTCAGGTCTATCAATGGGCCGGGCTGAGGACAGATAGTTTCGTAGCAGTGTATGTCTGGAGAAGTAATAGGCACCGGGTCTTCTATCAGCGAATTCAGCCAACCCTCGTTCTCCTCCACGAACTGACTCCACGAAATCACGGGCGATTTCATCTCTGGTTGAAACTCCTGAGGATGCTCCTCCTTCAGGCGCTCGACCGTGTTCGAGAAAATTTCCACCTTTGCTGCAATATTGTCTATTCTGTCGTGGAGAACCACGAGAGACTTCGACATGGACTCTAGGGTTAAGTCTATCCTTCGCAGCACGCAGTGAACACCTTTTATTGAAGATGCAGTATCCCTGGAGGTGAGGTGTGCCTGATTCTCCAACCTCGCGGCCAACGATTGCATATTTGCACTGAGTTTCGAGAACTCCCCACAAAGCT